TCATGAGCAGCGAGTGGCCCCACATATCGTGCATCACGACCTGGCCTAGCTGCAGGCCACGGAACCGATAGACCTGGTGGCCGGTCGCGATCACCACGCCCTGGCTGCGGTCGCCACCGAGGAAGAACACGGCCTTGTCGCCGCCGACCGGGAGCGACGAGGAGAACCCGTAATTCAGCAGCGTCGGCATGCGGTCCTGAAATGACAGCGGATCGATCTGGCCCTGATTGGTCTGGCAATTTCCGGTGTCGACCGCCGGGGCGGTGGAGCGCGAGATCGCCGTCATCAGCCGGATCGTCCGTTCCAGCCGCTCGATCCGCATCTCAAGCTGGGGAATGCGCGGGTCCATCAGTTCCGCCCCTTCAGGCCGGTCGTACTGGTCGGTGGCGCCGGGTCCTGGCTGCGGCGGACGCTGTTCGTTACCTCCACGTCGTAAGGCAGCAGAATCGACGGCTGGATCGACAGCGCCCGTTCCGGCATCAGGTTCAGATCGGCATGCGTGCCGGTCTGGTCTTTCCGGAACGTCACCGAGACGATCACCCAGTTCGCGTTGACCATCTTCAGCTTCGGTATGTTGACCACGGCGTACCAGTTCGGCGTCCACAGTTTCCCGTGGTCGTCGCGCCAGGAGTCACAGGTGATATGCACCGATTCCGAGCGGCCGATGCGGCGGGCCATCTCCCAGTCCGCCATGCGCTGCCCATAGTCCTGTGTGCCGTCGGTCTGGCTCGACTGAATAATCCGCGGCCGATATCGCTTGATCGTCGCCAGTCCCGCATCGACGGCGCTGCCTTCGCCGGGCTTGAGCGCCACCGAACTCTCGTAGACATTCATGATCGAGGTCGGGAGCGCCCTGATGATCGTGGACGCAGGCGCCAACGCGATATCCACCGACTGACCGCGGTTGTTGAAGACGTTGGGCGTCGTGCCCTCGGTCAGCAGGTCCACCGTGCTCCAGACGACGGTAATGGTGGAGAAACGCTGATCCATCGCCAGCGACGACGCGGCGGCCTCGACGTTCACACCCTCGGCGAAGCCGCTGTGCATCGACTGTGTGGTCTTGTAGCTGGGCGCCCGGTCAAGCACGAGCTGGCCCGTCTCGTCCTCGTAGACCAGATAGCCCTGATACCGCGCCACCCGCTCGATGATGTCGTAGGGCGTCTCGCCGAGTTGCACCTGAAACACCAGGATCGGACCGGGATCGGGCGGGAACGGGCAGCGCGCGGTGATGCCGAACGGCTCGCACAGAATGGTGGCCAGTTGGAGCGCGTTGTGGACCTGGGCCGCGCCGTTGGAGAGCGGGCCACTCGGACTGAGCAGATCGGCCGAGCAGTCGACGAGGTCCTGGCACAAGCCCCGGCCGATGATCCGCACCTCGTGCTGGGTCGGGCTGATCGCCGCGTCGTAGCGGTCAATGTAGCCGGTCACCACCAGATCCGGGCCAATCGAGACCGCGCATTTGCTGCCCGGCAGTGCGAGGATTTTGGTCGGATCGTCGGAGAACTCCTCGGTCATCGTCAGCGTGAAATGGTTTGGCATCACCTCGACGCTGCGGTTGATCTCGACTGACTGCCAGCCGGCGATCTTGGTGGTGCCGTTGATGACGATCGACACGTCACCACCGCTGTCGGTCGTGTAAGTGGTGGGAGCAGTCGCGCTCACGATGCGAGCACCTGCATGGTGGTCGGCAGGAACGCCGGATGGATGGCGTTGGTCTCGGCAGCGATCTCATCGGACCGGCTGGCGTCTCGGTAGAGGCGGTAGGCAACCACCAGCGAGGGCATGTTGCTCGGCAGCGTGACCGTCATCACCAACGGCAGGGCCGCCGCTCGCGTGGTGAGGTCCTGGATGACCGCGGCGCGGACGTTCTTCAACGCGACATAGGACTGGTCATCGCCCGCGTCGCCGGCGGCGGTGATCTCCACATCCAGCGCCGCGGCGATCTGGTCGCGCACCGCTACGGCATCCTGGTAGGACGCTGGCTGATAGGCCGCCGAGGCGAGTGCGAGGCTGGTCAGCGCGCAGCGCCGGCATGTGGCGGCGATCGTCGCGGCGACAATCCCGGCATTTGCAGACAGGCCGGTGGCGCCATAGGTCTTGGTGTCCGTGAACGCCGCCAGGGCGAGCAGAACCCGGATCTGGTCCGCCGGATCGCTCATCATCGCCCGCAGAGCCTCAACCAAGCCGGCGATCGCGTTGACCATGGTCTGCGCCGTGGTCGCGCTGAAGGCTGCGGCAGCCGCGGAGGCCGCAGCAGCGGCGGCAGCAACCGCGACGCGCTGGACCGCCATCTGGCCTTGCAGGCTGGCAACGGTCGTGCCGGGCGGCAGCGCGGTATAGGCGCTGCCGTTGGCATAGCGGCCGAAGCTGGTGGAATCGTCCGGCGGCGGCAGACCGGTCGCCATCCCCACCAGAGCGGCCGGATCAGTGGCGGCCGTGTTGGAGGCCGTGGCAAAGGACTGGGTAACGCCGGTGCCGGCCAGCCGCGCGATCACGCCAGAGGCAACGACGGCCACGGCGAGGCCTATGGCGATCTCGGAGCCAAACTTCAACAGCGCATCCGAGACAGCCCCGATCACCGAAGACAGCGCCTTGGTGATGATCGACGGGAACAGGCTCTCACCCTGTTCGCGGAACACGAACTCAATGCTGATCACTCGCATCTTGTCGGATCGGACCAAGGTGGACGCGGAGACCAGGGCGACCTTCATGGCGCCCAGCGTCGGATGGATCAGCAGGCCAGGACCGGGCAGCTCGATCGCGGTATCGAGCAGCAGTTGCATGGCCGGCGCGAAGTCGCCGACCAGGTGCCCGGTCATGCGGAACTCTCGCTGCTTGCGGCCCATGTCCTCCATCCAGCCGCCGTCGCGGAATGGATATTCATGGACCGCCAGCTTGCGTCCCTTGGTGGTCTCCGAGGTATCGACCAGGAACGGCACGCCGCGCCAATAGGCTTGCTGAAGCAAGCTCTGAAAGGTGGAGAGAAGTCCCGACATCGGCGGCGCTCAGTGCGTGAACATCGGTGTCGGCTGAAACCCAGCCGATGGCATGCCCACGACCACGCGCGGCGGCGTGCTCATCTTCGCGATCCCGCTCGTTCTCGCCTGCGCCTGGACCTGGCTCCCAGCGGGAGCGTTGACATCGAGACGGACATTGACCTCGCCCTCGAACTGCTGGGACGCCGCGCCGCGCCGGTCATATTCCTCCTGGCCGCCCCGCGGATGCTCGTCCACTCGCGCGAAGATCGACCCTGATTCCGTCGCGTTCTTGCCCTTCATCTGGCGGAGCGCCTCCTGCATCTCCGGCCGCCCCCATTCAAATTCCAGTTGGTCAGCGACCGATGCGTTGGCGCCGTAGCGGTTCTGCAAGGCGGCCAGCCGGCCGCTGCTTTTGTCCTCCTGGAACAGTCCGTAGGAGGTGTGCTCGGGGTTCCACTTCGTCGGATCGAAACTGCTTTCCGGGGCGACGCCACCGCCGAGGATGCCGGCTATGTTTGCCGCCGACACCCCTTTCTTGGCGAAGAAATCTATCACCTGGTTCATGACCCCCGACGCAGCGCTTGGCGCCCGCGGGACGGTGATCGGCGCCTGCGGCGACGACCCAAACGGGTTGAGTATGTCCAGTCCAGGCAAATGGTGCCGGGCGAACCACGAGTCACCGGCGGGCTGATCCGACCGGCGAAAGCCGAAGTAAGGAATGTCCTCGCCTGTGCCCGCACCTTGGGACGTGTCGTAAATCTGGGCCAGACTGTTCGCCTGGAGCATCCCGGCCTCGGAGCCAACCGTCTTGCGGTTGGCATAGCGGTCCATCATTTCTAGGATCGCGAGAGCGCCGCGTCCGGCGATGGCCAGGTCTTCGGCTACGTATTCGATTGCAGATCCGAAGGCGGTGAAGTCTGCTTTGGTAAGGTGATCGACCCAATAGAAGAAATGTTCCATTCCCTCGTTCAAAGGCAGCCAGACATCCTTTTGGAACGCTTCGCTGTCGGTCCAGTGCTCAAACCGGGTCGCCAGGGTGCCGATCCAGGTGGAAAACCGGGGCGCAATGCGCGAGATCCAGCCCGCGAACGACTCACTCATGCGGGTGAACTGCGGCGACACCGCATCGGCGAGTTTGTTGGCAAATCCCTCGGCGGCGATCGCCACACTCTGGAAGCCTTCGCGCAGCGCTACCGCGCGCTCTTTCATCCCCGGTGTGATCACACCGCCGAGGCGCTTGGTTTTCGCCTCCAACGCATCGATGCCGGCGGCGCCCTTCACCAAAAGGGGGAAAAGTCCTTCCAGGCCAAGATTCTGCGCTTCTCGTAAGGCCGCGCCGCGCCCCCGCGTGTCATTCAGCCACTTAATGCCGTTGGCCACATCACGGATGGCATCGTCGGCCGTGCGCGCCTGCTTGCCCATCTGGCCGAAGCTGACGCCGATG